GGAACTGACCCTGGAAGTCCGCAGTTCCAAAGTTGACGACACCTGCCGTATCTGGTGCGCCTGCAAAACGGACAGTTGAAGAGTCCGCAAGTTTTCCACCTGTCACCGCGTCGTTCGCGATGATTGTTGTTCCGATCGTTCCCGAAGTCAGTTTCGCTGCGCTGATGTCTGGGATGTCAGAAGCAGACAACGTGGTGCCAGCAGTGACGTGACCACGGGCATCTACGGTCACCTTTGTGTAGTCACCTGCGCTAACACCAGATGTGTCATGAGTCAGCGCACCCGCTCCACTCACAGACAGCGCACCAGATGGCACCGACACGCCGCCTTTGGCGCTTGTCGTACTGGTAGGCAGATCGGTGCCAGTCAGAGCAGTGGCTGCCGTGATGTGCCCCTGGGCGTTAAACGTAATCCCACTGGTCGTTCCAGCAGTAATTGAATCTGTGTGATTGAGTTGGCCTGCGTTTGTAACGCTTAGGCCGCTGCCAACAGAAACGCCACCAACCGCAGAACTTGTTGCCTTTGGGATATCGCTTGCAGGAATACTGCCGATTGCAGTGATGTGACCCGTTGCATTAACGGTTAGACCATTCTTGGTTTGAGCCGTGACGCTTGATTGGTGCGATACGACGCCACTGGCATCAACGCTCAATCCAGAGGCAGTTGGCAGGCTGACAGCGCCACGAGCAGAGGCTGTCGCAGGGTCAACTGAAAACGTTCCAGACGTAGAGGTCAGGCCAGTGCCTGCCGCTGCACCACCAAGAGCAGACGCAGTTGCTGCAGGCAGGTCAGTCGCTGCAATAACTCGTGAGCTATACGCACCGCCTGCGCCAGTTGGGCCAGCAATAAACTCCTTTGCCCCTGAACTACTGCCTAACGAACTTGGACTTATCGCCGACAACTTTGCTGCCGGAATGCTGGCGTCATCAATAAGGTCAACACCCTGCTCAACCAGGCTTTTAACAGTGACTTTCTTGGTCTCGCTTGCGCTTACGTCAGCGATCGGCAGAACATCAGTCGATGCTACGTCGGCTTCAGCCAGCTCTGTAAGGGCCGTGATCTTCTGATCTGCCATTACGCCAAGCCCCTACGAGACTAATCTTCAAGCTCTAGCTTACCGCTCCCAGGCTGCTCAAGCAGGATGCGATCGGCGTCTTCTTTCAGGACATAGTTGGTGATGACACCAATGCCGAGCCTAGGTGAGATTGGACCTGTGGTGACGAAGTTGAAATTAGAAACAGTCAACTCACCAACGCCAAGGCTAATCGCAGCATTAGTGACGATGCCTTTGAACTCAAAGTAAAAGAAGTCATTTGTTGCTTGAGAGTTTTGCCCTTGATCAACGATGTAAAGCTCGGCGTCAAATTCAGCGCCTAGCTTTTGCCGCAAAATCAACTCGTGCAGGTAACTAGGCACATCAGTGTCTACTGATTCTCCTGCCGCATCAGGGTCGTAGTGAAACTCGCAGCTAATGCTTCCGCTGCCGCTAATTAACCCGCTTTCGTTCTTGCGAAACTCGTCGCTTAACACCGTCACGTCTACAACCTCGCGGTCGTTGTTCAGCTCAAAAGAACGGACCAAGCCAAGGATGTTGTACTCAGCCTGGACGCTCGTAACCTCAATCGGAATTGATGTCGTAATTGCATCTAGGGTCACCTTGCCTGTGCTTTGACCGTTCAACGCATTAGCAAACGTGTCATACAGCTGGATGCCGCCAAGCTCGTCAACGTTGATAAACCAAGCTCCATCAGGCAACTGACTGCCACCGTCCCAACCAGAGGCATTTACAAATGCCAGGTCTGCGCCGTTTGTGCTCTTGATCTGCAGCCGGTCGCCCGTAAGCAACATCTCAGGCGGAAAATCAAAACTAAACCGCTTTTTGCTGACATTCACATCGCCAGGGTCAACGACACTCGTAAACGTCCGTTCCGGCGTGCTGCGACGAAGCCTGATTCGACCGTTGTTGCCTAGAAAGACGGTCATAATGACTTGCTGACGAAATCGCCACTCATGGTGTAGTTCACATTGACGCGCATAACCTCACCAACAACACATGACAACTCGGCGCTAGTAAGCACTGCGTCAAACTCCAAAGACTTAGTGTCAAACTTCAGCTTTAGTCTTGCGAGTGACGAAATTGTGCTGTCAGCGTCAGTGTCCTGATTGACCTGATTTAGCAGCTTGACTGGCGCGTCGTCGTAATACAAGACAGTCATCGCTCCAGAAGCTGAGCGCACTCCGGTCGTAAATGCCCGAACGTCTTGGCCTAGCGTCGTTACCTCCAACGCATCCGTGTTAGCAGTCAGGGACCACTGCACAACTTTGGCAACGGGGGCAAGGTCGTTTTCAGAGGTTCCAAACTCGACGCTGCCGTCTTGACCCGCGTAATACTTAGCCATGATCAGGCACCCTCAAGCTCGCCAGTGAACTCACACGTCACTGTAGACAGTCCTGGCTTAACGCTTGTAACTGATGGTGGCGATGCGTATTTCCACTTCAATAAGCTATTCGTCTCCCGAATCCAAGGCGTCAAGTTCTCAGACGCGCCAGCGGCTACGTTGCTGACCGTGAACTCGGCGTAGTTGTCGCCGCTCATCACGTCCACATAGTTCTGCAAAATCAGTGAAGCGTTTGTGTCGGTAATGTTTGCAAACGTCAAGCTCAGGCGGCTGCCTGTCCGTTGGTTGCCATAACGCACCCGGACCACTGCACCGTTTTGAGCCTGGAACTGCGTCTCAGGAAACACCCCTGGCTCGTATGAACGACTGCTAGGGACTAAAGCGGGGAAACTTACTGCTGTCATTAGTCCTCAGAGATCTCAAACTGCTCCAGTTCTTGCCCGTCAACTGTAAACGCCCTGTCCACAAGTGTAGCCAGCGTCCCGCTAATGGTTAACTCTTGGTGCGTTCCAACAATGTCCACATAGCCCTCGTCGTCAATCGTCAGGCTGTCCACGCGGTAAACACGGGCCTGCCTGTCTGTTTGGACCGTCGTAAAAATTGATTTGAAGAACAATGGATCGCCTGTCTTGCCGCCAGATACGTTCATCGTCCCTTCCTGCATCCTGGTGTCGGTCCCTCCCGGCGTCCAGAAGAAAACGTCATGTGGTCCGTCGTTCAACGTTGTTGTTGACGTGATCCCGCCAGAAGCGTCAACACTGCCGTTATTGAAACGACTCGTGTGGGTTCGATCTGAAACAACCTTGATGTAGTCGCCAGCCTGCAACGCTAAAGCCGAGCTAGGCGTCGTTTTAAAACTAATCGTGTGGTCAGTATGAGCGCGAACACGCAGTTTGTATTTGGCAATCGTGCTTGCGTGGTTTCTGTTGGTGCAGAAAGAAGTTAGATCCAAAAACTCCTCAGGATCAGTTTCTGAACCTTTGATAAATTTAAACCCGTCATTTCGAGCAGAATCTGGCGATTTGTACGGCGCAGTATTCGAAAACCTGATGCGTACAGTTTTTTGCTCCGAGAAACCGTTGTCTACTTCTTCGCGATAAGCAACAGCTGCCTTAAACAGTTGCCGATCTTGTGGAGGCAGAAAACTAACCTGCATGTCCTTCATGTTTCCATCAGTGAACAGCGCCTTAATTTCGTCGTTTATATTTCTGTTTCTGTCGATAACATACGTTGCTTCGTTGTAAGGCACTGAAGGCTTCAAAGCGAACCTGCCGCCAATAATTGTAAAATCAAGCAAGTTAAATGCTGCGTTAGTCGAAATAAAATCTCGCAACGCCTGACGGTCTTCAAGAATGCCATCAAACGTAAAACCATTGGCACGGCAGAACTGAGCTGCAATCGTCATTGCGTCACGATCAACAGTTGCTTTAGGCACTCGCTTGCCCGCTCCAATGCGTGCATCGGTCAGCAAGTTATATGCGATTTCTGCAAAATTATTGGTTGAGGCCCTCAGCGCTCCAGGGAGCACTGCTACACCGTTGTCATCAATTAAACGTTCAACTTTTATTCCTTGCTTGATGTAAGCACTGAGTTGGCCCATCGATGTCCAGTCTTTGCCAGCCAGAACACGAAGTCCCAGCAAAGACAAATCATCATATTCAGCTGCTTTGTCAGGTTTAATTTGCTCGTTAACAAAAGCAATCTCGTGCTCTGGACCTTCCTGGTGGCTAGTCTGCTCAGCCTGATACTTGGGATAGTCAGCAACTGCATCTAGGATGTTTAGCGGTTCTTTGCCAGGCTGTATTCGCTTTACTTCTGATGTTTCCTGGATATACAAAGTCACACCAGTAACACTGCTGTCACTGTTGGTAAAACTGGCCGACACAGCTTCGCCAACTTTGTATCCGGACCCACCATTTACTATCTCCCATTGCCATTGACCTACAGCAAAACTAGAAGCACTAATTTCAAGCCCCGTACCAGAACCCCCGACCACGTTGTAATTAGCTGGAAGAACGTCAAAGTCGGGAAGCGTTTCGGTCTTTTCGTACTTTTCAATGTAATAAAGCTTTCTGTCGATCAAATCACCGATATATTCTCCTTTTTCAATTTTGCCAAAATAGCCAACAACAGGAGCTACATAACGAATCCGGTAAATTCGATATACAGGCAGATTTAAAGCTGTGTCAAAATAAGCCAGGTTTCCGGCCCGATAACTAATTGGATTCGAGGGACTAACGACTTGGTTAATTTCAGCAGATACGTCTACTCCGTTCCAAACAGCTACATACTGCTCCTGAGCCGTACCTGGGTTTTTAATAAACACATAGAACAGGTTTGGCGCAAACAGCTCACCGTTTAAATTAGGATTGTCTTCAACGACTCGTTCTTCAGTTGCAGGAGTAACAACGGCTTGTTCTGCCTGAGAAACGCTTTCAGGTGCTCTATAAAGCTTTGTCGTATCTACATCGTTAGGCTGTTCTAGTTGGTTCGTAACGTCAACACCCTCCCAAACAGCAAGGCTTACACGGCTGCCATCAAACTGAACATAATTGTGATTAGCGGTTGAAGGATCGGTACGGTTAAACCTAATCTCTTCTCGCACCCATTCTTGCTTACCCTCAACGGTCTTACCGCTAAACGCGCCAAGCCTGTAAATGTCTCCTAGCTTTTTAGGCTCACCGCCCCAGCGGACATAAGCCAGATCGTTGTTGTTGGGATCTGGAACGTTAATCAGAACGCCGTAATCTAGTTTTCTGGCATCCTCGTCGTAGACCAATCTTGTCCCGATGAAATCAAAACTGACCTCCATGGAAACAGGACCATTTGCCGTTGTCGTAAATCTGTCAACGATCCCACTAGTAATTATTTCTACATCATCGACGCTGGTAAATTTAAACTCGCCATTTGAGACCTTGTCTACAGTCAGCGTTTCTTGTTTACCCGTGTAAGAAATCTGAAAATTACCCAGCGGCGTTTGGTCGCTGTTTACCGTTTCAAGACCGCCTCTTCCCAAAAGCTGCACAGGTTTTGAATCGTTATCTATTAAACCAACAAACCTGTCAACTACGTCTGAGCCTGGAACAGGCATGATCCTGAACTCGTACTGCATCCGCTTTGGATGACTAATTCGCAGTGTGTTGTACTGGGGTTGAGGGCTATTGCCTTTAACAGCAAACACTTGAGCGTG